AGCCGTGGTGGTCAAGACGCCTGTTACTAGGGCAGTGCCATCTATTACAGCATCGCCAGTTACGTCAAAGTCATCACCGACAAACAAATCAGCAGCAATACCTACACCGCCACCTACAATCAGTGAGCCTGTAGTGGAGCTAGTTGATGCTGTTGTTGAAGATAGTGTAAGAGCGCCAGCAGAACCAAGTGTCATCTTAGCGGTAGCACCAAATGCAGCAGTCTCAGATACACCTGTAGTAAATACAAGTTTAGTAAGATTAGAACTAGCACTAAAGTCATCTTCAGCAATAGCATGAATACCAGCAGCTATAGTAGCACCATCAGTACCATCAGAGTCACCTGCAGCAAACTCAACAGAAGCAATTAACTCGTTGGCTTGCATAATGTCTTCTTCAGACTTAAGCTGTAATACGACAGGTTTATTATCACCTGTGTTTGTATTAGCAATAGTTAAGCCTCTGTCAGCTACGTGAGTAACAGTTATCTCATCATTAGCTCCGAAAGATAATATTGCACCATCATGTTGTAGTTCTAGGTCTTGAGTTAGTGTAACATCTCCATCTGCACCTATAGCTATTGCATCTATATCTGAAGCAGAACCAATAGTTTTACCATCACCAATAATTATATCATCAGTAAATGTAGCAATACCTGTAACAGCAAGTGTAGATGCCATATCTACTGCGCCATCTATGTCCACAGCATCAAGGTTAGTTGTACCATCAACGTCTAGGTCTGTACCAACAAACAACTTCTTAGCTATACCAACACCACCGTCAACAATTAAGGCACCTGAAGTTGAACTAGTTGAGTCAGTAGCAAGATTTAAATTAACAACCCCGCTTGTATCAAGAGTTGTTACAGTCGCAGTAGCAGCAGCGCCAGACCCAAGAATACCATCTAGGGTGCCAGTAAATCCAGTAGCTGTTATTTGGTCAGTTGCGGTAATACCATCAACAAACAAGTTAGCCCAACGAACACTGGTTGTACCAAGATCGTCAGTGCTGTCTGTGTCAGAAACAATATTGGAACCACTTGTAATTCCACCCGTTGCTACCTGTGTAGCTGTAGTAGTCAACACTCCTGTTACTAAGGCAGTGGTAGCCATATTAACCGCACCATCAATATCAACTACGTCAAGGTTAGTTATGCCATCAACGTCTATGTCGCCACTAATATCTAGTGCTGTACCTATTAATGTTTGTGTAAGAGTAACCTGCCCATTAGCAGCAATAGTAATAGCATCTATATCTGATGTAGAACCAATAGTCTTACCGTCACCAATAATAATATCATCAGTAAATGTAGCAATACCTGTAACTGCAAGTGTAGATGCCATGTCAACAGCACCGTCAATGTCTACTACATCAAGATTAGTTACACCATCAATATCCACGTTGCCTGATATGTCTAAGCTTGCGGCAATTATTTCTCCGCTGGCATTTACAGCACCATTAATATCTATAGTTGTAGCTGCTATTTGTATCTCAGTGTCAGCTACAATATCTAGCTGCCCGTCTGCACTAGAGTTAATAAATATAGCAGTGTCACGAAACTGTATCTTTTTATCTGTAGCTACAAGTGTATCATCAGATATGTTATCTATAGAGGCAGTATCAATGTTTGCTGTGCCATCTATAAATAGATTACGCCACTCTTGACTTGCAGAACCAAGGTCATACGTATCATCATCATCAGGTATAATGCTTGAGTCAACGTCAGCACCAAATACAACGTTATCTGTAGCTGCATCACCAAGAGTAATTGTACCACCATTAAATGTAGTAGTACCTGTTACTGTAGCATCACCTGCAACTGTAAGGTTACCACCTACAAGTAAATTACCTGATACATCTAGTATACCATTCATATCAATAGTAGTAGCAGCAATCTGGATCTCTGTGTCAGCTACAAGATCAAGTTGACCATCAGCACTAGAGTGAATGTAGATAGCAGTGTCACGAAACTGTAGCTTCTCTGATGTAGCAAGTAAGATGTCATCAGAGAACGTAAAGTAATCCTCATCTTCACTCCAGATGATAGCACCATTGTTAGAGCCGCCGTCCCAAGTAAGTGTAATGTCACCTGCACCAGTACCTATAGTAACATTGTCAGATGCCACTAAAGATATAGGACCGCCTTCTCCAGCAGTGCCATCGTGAGTGTGTCCTGTATTAACAGCAAATGCAGCTAGAAGCTGATCAAACTCATTGTTAAACAGATTGGCGGTAATTACATCGCCATCTGTAAAGGTTGATTGTCTTGTGTATGTAGCGCCCATTTAACGTCTTGCTCCTAATGTATACTCTAACTGAAAACCTTTAAGGGAGTAAGGTGCAGACTCACCCCCGTCATTTATTCTCAGTACAACAGAAAAACCTGATCCCTCTACTGGCTGTCTTATAAGAGGCTGAGAAGGCCCACCAAAAACAAACCTGACTGCACCGTCTGCAGTACTAAATACAGCTAATCCAAATTGTGCAGCTACTTGATTAGAATCTAAAGAGTAAGGCTCAGGTCTAGTAGAGTCTGCATTCTCATTATCATATCTTAAAACTAATTCTGCATCAAGAGCAGACTCAGGCTTATAGTTAATAATAACCCTTTGCATATGTTTTCGTATGCCTGTGTCCCCAAAGGCCAAGTCAGAACTTCTATATTTTCCTAGTACAGGTATACCATCAAAGGTGTTACCTTTTTCTTGTCTATGAACGTGACCAGCAAAGTCCCCGTGTAATACTATGACATCACCAGCCTGTACAAAGGTATCTGTACAAGCAGGTTTTATACCACGTATCTCAGAGAACTCAAAGTTATCTTGCTTCATAACGCAAGTAACGCCTCTTGTAATACTATCAGCTTCGCCATCTTTAGTAAAGAATATTCTGTACTGTGTCTTGTCTGGTATGACAACACTTTCAAATAGCAAAGAGTCCTTAATGTTTTTATCAAAAATAGATTGTACGTTTCTACTTATTGTACCAAGTTCTGTGTCGCCAATCTTTGCGGTAGCAGCAACTGTACGCAGTCCATCAGGTCCAAGGAATACTAAGTCACCACCAAATTCTTGTATGGTGTCACCATTAATACAACCAATGTTTCTAGTAACAGGTATGATAGCAAAGTCTGCTGCTGTGTTTCCTGCAAGTTTAAATATTCTGTTTTCACAAAAGATAAACAGACTGTCACGGAAAACTTTTATGCCTGTAATAGTATCGTCTACTCTAATAGTTCCTGCAGGTAAAGATACACCCGTGCTAAAACCATCCTCGTTAAAGCCTTCACTAAAACTTAATAGTTCTGGGGTAGTAGATTTACCAGCATAGAACATATGAGATTTATAAGAAGCTAAAAACTTAGAACCTGCAACTGCACTTGCACTGACATCAGTTGCGCTAAGAGCTAAGTTAAAAACTACAGGTGCATTTACTTCATCTACACATACGATCTTTTCATTACCATCATAATTGAAACGTTCAAACCTATACTTAGAAGCATTAGTTCTACCAGTGTCTATCTCTGTCCAAGGCGAAGAGACAGTTAATCTAATAGCATGAGATGCAGCAGTGGTGCTTTCTGTAGCCCGTGTTACTCCTGTAAACTCATTAGGAAATGAAACAGCATCTACACCCGTGTAGGTAAAGAGTTCTAATTCTATCTGTAGAGTACCACTAGTTGCAAACCCTGCAACGGAGTCTGCTTTAATTACACCAGAACCTGACATAGAGGTACTTGCACTTATAGCAACAGCTAGTTCTGTAGAAGCAGCAGAGAATATTTTCTCTCCTCTACACGCTAGTACTTTGTCTCCAAACTTAGCTACACCTATTACCTTTTCATTGATACTGGATGTATGTGGTACTACATGATTGACAAACCTACGATAGCCGTTCATCCTTCTGTAACCACCCTCAACGTCAGGCTCAAAGTTTTCTAGAACTAAAGCTTCGCCTGGTTGCATAAGAAAAGAAGAACGGTTTAAAACTAAACCGCCCTCACAGTTAAATGCTGCAGGTTGTACTTGAGAACTATCTGGCATTAAAAGGACACTCCAGAGTTAGAACTTGTAGGTCTGTTTATTACAGTAGACCTGATGTAATCAAACTTGTTAACTAATAAGCTTTGGATATTCTTAATGCCATCTTCGAAACGGTCAAAGTTAATCTGGTACTGTTGCATCTCACCTCTGTACTGGTAGAGGAATGCTGCAGCGCCATCTGTAATGACAGGTTTAAATCTATTAGGAATACTAGTAACGTCCCCGTGTGCAGTCAAGTCATCAGGGAACGTAAAGAAATCATATAGTAGTGTGTACTCTTTGTCAGGGTAAGGGTACAGTAAATAATTGTTATCAAGGGTGCGTACAATGTACTGAGGCACACCTCCGTTATCAAACTGTGTAACTACTACGCCACTAGCGTAAGCTGCAGCAGTAGTACCCTCAGCACCTCTTGTGCAACCTGTAAGAGTATTGCCTGAGATAGCAGTATAAGAGATCAACTCACTAGCTATGTAGACACTACCTGATGCTGCAAAGCCTGTAGTTGAAACAAGGGTCAGGGTAGTCACAGAATCTGTGTGTGTGCCATTCAGAGTTGTAGATTCAATTTCATCTTCTTGAGTTGCGAACTCTTTGCTTATGTATTCATTGTAATTAAGTCTTTTTAAATTAACCCCTGATGCACTGAGATCAGTATTCTTTTTTATTCTTGCTGTATTGTAATCTATGTATTTTGTACCAGTTGGTATGGTGTATCTTACTACACCCGGAACTAATGTAGAAGTGTTAGTGGAATGATTAAATGGGTATGCAAATTCTTTTTGATTAATGTGTCGTATAGCTTCATTGATAGCATTTTTAGATTGTACTTGAACACCTCTAGCGGAAGTAAAATTACCAGCGGTAAGCACGACTTCATTCATTCTAGTGAGAACGTCATTCGTTAGTTCAAGGTATGTCAGAGCCATTATGCTTCCTTAAAATGTAGCAATGGGGCCAGCACAAAGCCAGCCCCAAAGTTTAGTAATGTATTACAGCAAGTCACGCTGGGCTTCAGCAGCCTCAGTATGAGCAGCCGAAATATCTGCAATTACTGCATAGACACGTAAGCGTCCAGTTGCAGCAGCAGCACCAGCAATAACTACATCAATGGTATCTGACGCAGCGACAAGAGCTAATGCAGCAGCAGCATAAGTAGATGCAGCACCAGTGTTTACAACGTTAGCTTCGCCGTTAGTACCAAGTACAAGGTATGTACCAGCAGCAGCATCAAGTGCAG